TATCTACATCTTTACGTTCTGCAAAAACTACAAAGTAATAATCGCCCTCAACACCATCAACCAACACTGTTAAATCTTCTATATCTCTTACAAACAACTGTTGAAACTTACCTTTCGGAGTAAGTTGTACTGTAATTGATTTCTCATCCACTAAACCAACCCAATGATCTGGTAATTCAATGTAATCTAAATCTGTTTGTCCTCTGTAATATACACCATTCTCTGCACCCTCTAATGAACCATAACGTAATCTATGACCTTCTTTGGTTGGATGCTCTATATCAAATGATTTGGTTGTTGCTGAAAAACTACCATTAACTGTTAATGTATCTGATGGACTTGTTGTTCCTATGCCAACATTTCCATCTGCCCTAAAATATGCAATTAAAGTATCATAAGTATCGTCAGTAATATAATTGCCACCACCAGAAATAATTGACACACTATCGTTTGTATCATTTTCTTGCAGAGCTATAACTAAATGTCCAGAATCTCTTACTTGATATAACGCACCGAAATCTGAACCGGGAAGCAAACCATCAATGTCTGTGTTAGATGATGTCCAACCAGTAAACTTATGTTCAACTGAACCACTTCCAAAGTCTACAGTTAAATCACCTTCAATATTCGCACCACTGCTAGTGGTTTCTATTCGTTTTGTGTTATCATGGTAGAGTTCTACTGCGCCATTAGAAATAAATTTAGCTAAGTCCTCTCCAGCAGCAGCGTTCCTTAGAAATATTGTGCTTCCATTAACTGTAAGATAAAGAGAACCTGAACCGTCATCTCTTATTAATGAATTACTCCCATCGTGATATATCTCTAAATCACTGCCAGTACCAAAGATTGCTTTGTGGTTATCAGGGAATGTCAGGTCGCCTGTTAAAGTCTGATTACCAGCATTTAAAAGAACAGTGCCTGTGCTATCGGGTAATGTAATGGTGCGGTCTGCTGTGGGGTCGGTGACGGTTAGGGTCGTTTCAAAATCATTGTTGGTTGTGCCTTCAAAGAATATGGTAGATGAACCAGCCGTAAACGAAATAGGTTTTAACATAATGTTTGAACCAAAACCAGCAGAATAATACTTCGTCAATGTACCATTTAACATAGACCTTATAATAAATTCACCATCTTCTGTTCCGTCTGTTTGGTCATTTATAGCCGATTCTACTTCAGCATAAACTATCTTTTCACCAGCACTGTTCTCACCAGTAAATGTAATGTGTCCAAGAACATCACTATCCGCTGGACTAGCACTGTTTCGGTATAGGTCTAGTGTTGGTTCTTCATTTGCACTAGTGTCAAAAGAAGTTATTTGAACACCAGTGTTCGTAGTTTCAAATTTTTTACTGTTGTCGTAGTATAATTCTACAGAGCCGTTTGCATTAAATACACCACTGTTTTCACCTGACGTTGGTTGTAGCGTTATAGAACCAAAACCATTATCTCTAATATAAGTATGACCTGTGGTATTATCTATGTAAGAATTAGACCCATCGTGATATATCTGTAAATCTTGGTCTGCACCTAATCGTATCCTTTCGCTATCGCCTACATCAACACCATCGGCTACCAATGTACCTGTGACTGTCGCACCAGTGCTGGTGGTTTCTAGTTTTTTATTTCCAGAATAAAATAGCTCGACTGCTCCTGCTGGGATAAAGTTAGCATATGTTGAAGTTCCAGAAACATTAGTAATGCTAGTTGTGCCAGTGCTTCCAAGTCTTAAAGCATCTTGGGAAACAAATTGACCCCCAGTTCCAGTAGTTATTAAACGAATATCATAATCATCTGAAGTAGGGCTTTTCAAGTCTATGTAAGCCCCAGATGTACCGCCTATTTCTATATTTCCATAGCCACTGGTATTATCAATAGCTATCCCACTGGTTGCTGATAAAGTTCCAGTAACAGTTACTCCAGTGCTACCTGTGTTTAATTTTTTGCTGTTGTCATAGTAAAGTTCTACATCGCCATTTTGGTCAAATCTTGCTAATTGCTCTGTGTCTGCTGAGTTTCTAAAACTATGAATAGCACTTCTGTAAATTATTGCATTAGTGCTTTCTTGTAGGTATCCATTTGTTCCATTGTGGTATATCTGAAAATCTGAATCTGCACCAAAAATAAGTTTTTCACTATCACCTAAATCAATATTATTTGACGCATCTAAGTACACCGCTTTCTCTGCAGGTTGTGTTACAAAAATAAATCTAGTACCTGATGTCCAATTAACTGCAGCATCAGAATTACTAGATTGTAAAATTGTTGTACGTGCAAGTGTAGTACCAGTAGCTGTATACGTACCTATTCCTACCTCAAAGTCAACCCCATCAGTACAACAGTAGTAGGTAGTATTACCATCCCCAATACTAGAAAACGACTCAAACCCTGTCTCAGCACCTGCTAAAGTATAAGTGCCAGTACCAGTAGTCGTAGTCGTTTCTTTAATTCTATCCGCAAGCACAAGAGCCATAATAGCCCCTATGCAATACGAATTATAGCATTTGTTGAATCAGGTGAAGAACCACCCGGGAATACAATAGTAAAGTCACCGTTAGTAGAAGTTTTTGTTCCACCAAAATCTATTACAGCAATTGCTTTATTTGATGCAGATGAATTATAAAGTATACAACCGTCTGCTGAAACAGTAGCTGTAGAAAATACTTCATCAGCAAAATCAACAATAGCTGTTGAACCTGACAAGGATATAACAGGACTATCTAAACCCTGTCCACCAGCAGAGTATCCAGTACCTGATGCCTCATCAGTATTACCTGTTACATCTGAATAGTTAGTTGTAGAAGCATTGTATGTTCCTGAAGGTGACGCTTTGATTAAAGCTACTTTAATAGTGTGTGTATCTAAATCATGGATACCACCTAGTAACTCTTGTTTGAAACTATTACACATTGCAGTAGTAATACTCATTTATTTCTCCATAATAAAAAGTAAATAAAGGGGCAAGTCACCCTGCCCCCTTATGTTAATTAAGCAAGTGTGTCACGGTCTACTTCATCAGCAGACATGTCACCTTGGTCACTGACATCCATCAGAATTGCGTACACACGGATTTTACCAGCAGTAAATGATGCACCACTACCAGCAAGTAACACGTCAATAGTGTCAGATGAGGTAGATGCAGTCAAACCTGTGATAGCAATTTGTGGAGCATATGCACCATCTGAAGCACCATCAATATCAAAAGTTGCAACAAACTCATCAACGTCACCACCTGTAAAACCAAGTGATGCAGTTGCATCTGTGCCAGTGTTCTGAGTTGCAGAATTTACAACTTGCAGACCAGCAGCAAGAATAAGAGTGTTTGCTGGAACTGTAATAGCTTGAATAGTATCTCCATTAGGATTAATGCTATTTGCAGTTAAATCAATTACATTATCAATGTAATATGCATTACGTCCACGCTGGGAGTTACCAGAAGCGGCTTTAAGAACAGCAGTAATATTAGCCATTTTTTAATCCCCCTTACGCTAGGTTGTATGCGGCAGTTACGATTGCTTCAGGACGAAGAATCTTTCTACCGTATAAGTGCATACCACGAACAATGTCAGCAAAGCTGTCAGGGTCACGGTAAGTTTCAGTCTTGTTAATCTGCTCTGCAGTAGCAATAGCAGAAGAATGACCAGCCACAATTATACCCATGTTACTAGCATTTGAACCACCAGTTGTAGAAGGACCTGTGCCTAATGATGGTAAATTGTTAGATTGATAGATTTTAAAACCGTGAAGGTTATTTAAAACAAGACCATTCTGAAGTCCAGAACCACCAAAATCTGAATTTAGAAGACGTGAATCTTCGTCTTTCAAGATTTCAATAAATACTGGGTCAAGAACAAGCCAACGTCCTTGTGTGTCCACGTTTTGTTGGTCAAGTAAACGTGCCATACGTGCAATAACTTGCAGTGGAAACGCATTACCTGTTGTACCACTCTTAGCCGCAGTTGCTCCACCAGCACGAGGCTCAAGACCAATTGACTGATTTGCAGTACCTGCAGTGCCATCGGCTTGTGTGAAGTCAGATGCGTCCAAAGACATGGAAGCTAAAAGTTCTGCACCAACTAAGTTTGCACCATCAGATGCAGTAGTGACAGACTTTGAACCATTAACAGTTGTGTTAACAGTGTTGGCTGTACCGTGAATTGCAGACTGTGTGAAACCTGACAAGTAACCAAGAACTTCTTGGTCAAACTGGTCAGCCAAACGGTATGCCGCACGGTCTGATGCTAGTTGTTGAAAGTTCAC